TATACGCACCAGCCGCATAAACAGTGCCAGTTGTCCACGTTGCAGGACGCACACAGCGATCTGCAATATACTCAAAGATAATGATATTGCCGTTCTGTGATGCTGAAGGAGTAGGAGAGATTAGCAACTCGCTGTTGGTTAATCCTTGAACTTGAAACCGTTGATAGACGGTAGTGTTAAGGCCATACCCACGAACTTCAGCATACTCTTGGGGAGACATCGGCCCCAAGATTCTCCAGCGAGTAGAGCTATTCCAAAAGGTCTCATAGTGGTACCACGAAAAGGCAGCAGGTAGCTGATAACTAGCCTGACCTGCCACCAACGTGATTGACCCTGACGCATACAGTTTAGGCCACGGAAACGCATCCGCAATCTCTTTGTTTATGCGTTGCGCCATAACTCGCAGTTGCTTAGTAGTTACTTCAGTAGAAGCTGTAACACCGCTTTCAACGGTATACCCTGCCTCGTTAGCTACATTCTGAACTGCGGTTACTAAACTCATACTTTCCTTGGTCTGCCTCTGCGCTTAGGTGCGGTTTCTTCTTCAAGAACCTCATCTTGGCTGCCTTCTTCAAGCAACTCATCCTCAACCTCGATAGAACGGATCACCTCCTTTCGACGCGGACGAAGGTCAGTACCCTCATTCCCTTCTACTCGTTGCAGTAACAACTCTACCTGCTCTTCTAGCTTTGCAGTTCTCTTCTGCTCACGCTCAAGCTGTTGCTTAAGAGCAACCACACTGAACTGAGAAGAATTTGCAGCGTCTAACCAATCCTTTGCCATCTTAATAAAACGGCCAGTTGGTCCAAGTTTACGTTTAAGTTCATCGTGAGCATCCGCAAGTTGCTCAACAGTCTTAAATCCAAGATGCTGCAACTCTCGAAGCGTTGACCCATTCATAAGAGGCCATTCAGCAAGAGGAGTTCCGCTAACTACTACCTCGCTGCCAACCTTAAAAGCAGCATAAAGCTCTGGGTAATCAGCCGTATCTTGTGGCTCAATCTTGCGAACAGTTTCATCTCCACCTGGATACTGAATAGAAATGGATGGAATTTCGTCAAAGATTGCCCGACCAGCTTGCAAACTCTTTTCTCGGTTTTCATTATAAGAATTAAAGAAGCGAACATTAGCGCCATGAAATCTTCGTCGTGGCTGCGATTGTCCGTTCATTAAATTGTTCCAGTCTATTTGTGCCATAGTTCTCCTAATAAAAGATTGCCTATGCCATTATGTATACACTAGAAATTAAATATTGGGATCTACGCATTTAGATGCCCCATTTGCCTTGTATCCATGTCTGCATCTTGCCTCTGGTTGTTGAAATTACAAAGCGTACCTGTTCATCAGGTACTGTTCTACTGCGTTTCTTTGTGCGGTGGAAAGCACTGCGTTGTACATGAGTATTTCCGCCATAGTTCCCTTAAACAGTCGTCCTGTCATATTCCTGTCAAACGCCACATCTGCTACATTCGTGTTGCCTGTAGTTGCTACTGTAACTAACTTAAAAGTTGTGTATCGCAAAACGCTATTATGCGCTGTCGCAACGGTGTTCACGTATTTTGTACCGTTGAATACATATTGCGTTTCTAGGGTACCTGCATTTGCATCACTATAGAAAAGTCGTCCGGTAGATACTGGATCTCCATGATAATTATAAGCTGTAGGATCACCAAGAATTGGTCGATAATCGCCAGTGGTATCAGTCCATTTATGAACTATGCATACAGTGCGAACCGTTGTTAAGCGTGTTGTAAGCGTCAAAACATCATTTGTGCCGTCCCACAACAAACCTGGTCGAGAGTTTACCTGATTGGTTTTGTACAACGGCTGATTCGCAACAGTTGCCTGAGTTAAGTGGTTAGCGTTCCCACTTTGATCCTGCCAAGTTTTTACTGCTGTTCCATCAACAGTTATAGGATTATCACTCGCATCAAGAACGCCAGTGTCTGATTTGACCCAAAACAAAAGACCTGGAATCTGCTTTGGAGTAAACCCTCTTTGCGCTGGTTGCACTTCTGTTCCGAGGCCGATACCTATAAACATCTTAGTAAAGCGCCACTATTGAAGTCGCTGTAGTCGCTGCCATAACGCGACTAACAAACAACGGAAGCAAAATTCCGGCGTTGGGAACCGCTATGGTTACGGCTGCGCTGTCGTCTACGCATTTGATGCTGAGGTTTCCCGTCCCGCCTACCCATAATGCACGACAGTTTGTTAAATCTGTTGTATCGGATGGAGTAACTGCAACTAATCTTCGAGCAGAAAATAATGCACTAGGATTGCTTGGTGTAAAATCTGGCATGGTTACTTATTCCTTTCCTAAAATTGCTGATGGATCTACGTCTAATTCTTTAGCAGATATTCCTAAGCGTTTTAGCACGTCAGAAATTGTAAAAGATTGTTTTGATTTATAACCTGCTAAAATTTGATCTAAAGAATCTTGCCCAATAAATTTTGCAATTTTGGCCAAGTTTACATCGTCATATTTTAACAAATCTTTATCTTCAGTGTTTCTTACAATAGAAGATAATGAAACGCTTCTTGGTGGCATAAATCACCTAATAAAATGGCCGGACTTTCACCGGCCTCGTATTATGCTTCCTTAGCAACAACGTATACAAGCCAATCTGTTGACGAGCGTTTGATACAAATGTTACCAGCAGCAGCAGCACACGTTACCGCAGCACCAGCAGTACCACCGTTAAGTGTTCCTAGTGATGATTGCGGAAATACGTTGAGAGCATTTGCGCCATTGTTTTGCACAACCACGATTCCACCAATCTGAACATCAGGAAGTTTAACTCCTGTCGAGGCAGCAGTGGTTCCTACAAGGTTAAGAAACGATGTAAGAGCAAGAGCATCTGCAATGGTTGTGCCAGTAGCAGTAAGACTTACACTCGATGAGAGTGCAGGAGCCGACGTAATGCTAAAAGTTGACAACACATTTGCTTGCTCTGGAGGAAGCCCCAAACCAATCAAATCTGTAAGAAGTGACATATAATCTCCTTAGAAGCGAGGGAGCTGTACAAGCCTCCCTCTATTACACAACTAGGTTGTGATGATTGACGTGGAAGCAAGCTCTACAGCCTGAGTTGCTGTGGTAGCTGTAAGACCTACTACTCCAATCAACTTAGTCGTAGCAGTGTCATCAGCAGAACCGGCAGTAGCAGTTGTGTAAAGGGTGTTTTTAGCAACATAACTAGTAAGTATGCTGCCTTTAATTCCCTTACCCGTTCCACCACCCTGCTCTCCACCAATCCATACCCAAAGGTATTCGTTGTCAGCAGCAGCTACCTGAGCAGCACCAACCTGGCTAGTTTGAGCAGCAAGAGTCGTTGTGCATTTAGCAGCTTGGCCTTCGGTATCAATATGCACAAAGTCATACTGAGCAATCGCGCCATTTGCTTGAACAAATACAAAAGACCCTTCTGTCGAATGGCCAACGTCTTTGAGCTTGGCAGGAAGAGGAGATGAAACACCATCCCATACCTTCTTGTAATTAACTCCAAATGATCCTGAACCTGACATATTATGTTCCTTCTACAATTAAGCGTAAATAACAGCCTGAAGCGCAGGGGCAGCACAGCAGAGGTTACCCTCTACGATGATCACAGTGAAGAACGCATCCTGGTCAACAGGACGATTCATCTCAGGAGCAAGGGGTTTGAAGTCTGCGCCACGAACCATATCAAACGACCAATACTTAGTATTAAGAAGTCTGATTGAGTTTGTCTCAAGCACTGAAGATCCAAATCCACCGTCGAATACGAAATCGCATCCGTCGTAGCTCAATGCACGAAATCCAGCAGTAGCCTTCTTTGCGGGAAGAGCAATACGCTGAATAGCTGTAAGAGAGCTGTGGAGGAACTTCCAAGCAGTACGATCACAAAGTGCAAGGTCTGGAGTTTCATCGCCACGAGTAATCTGGCTGATTGCATCCGTTACCTGCTCTTGTACGTTAGCAGCAGTAAGAGTTACGTTTACTGCAAGATTACGTGCAAAAGTATTGCT